TTTGTTTTTTCTGCCTTTGAGGGGTGGTTTTGTGCGTTTGAATTGTGCCAGTTTTTTGCCAATGTATTTTCTATTGTTAGTTAAGTTTGTAATCAAATACACAAAGCCCACGGCACCTTCGGGTAGTTCTTCGACGGGTTTGTCATTGTAATACCAAGGTTCCATGTGCTTTGTATATATGCATTTTTACATGCTGTTCTTCTTTTCTTGAATTTCGGCACGGCGTGACTTAGTTAGTTTGCCAAGTTCGCCTAGTGCTTTGCGAGCACGAGTTGCTGCAGCCTTAACGCCTTTTTCTTCAAATGCTGCATGTTCTTTCAAATATGCTTCGTATTGTTCTACAATTTGTTCGTGTGACATTTTCTGTCTCCTTAATTTGTTTCATATCCAACTGCATAGTTTTCATCTACAACGCTTGTTCTGCACTTTAGACTACATTCTACCCAAGTGTTATTTTTCATTCCTGTAAAAAATTTTTCCCATAGCTCATGATTTAATATTTGTTCTATAGTTAGTTCATTTTTTACATTTAGTACATGTCTATATTTTTCAAAAAAACTATTTTCATATTTAATAGTTTTGTTTTCAAAACTCATGCTTTGATAAGGAAAACTGGTCCAACTACATGGATGAACTGTTCCTTCTGCATTTACATACATACCTCTATTGCCTACTAAACAAAGCGGCAAAATTCCATTTACTTCTTTTGTATTATAGTACTTCTCTCTGTTAGTTGTCAAGTATTGTTTGGTATCTTGTATACGATTAGTTAAAAGTTGTGTATGTCTTTCATATCTGTCAGTGTTACTAATAAATTCTTGACGAGGTTCTAGTAAATCTTCACCATATGCACCGTCATATTTACTACTAAATTTTGTACTTTTAGTCCATTGTACAGCATCACAACCATTTTTCTTTGCTAATTCTACGATCTTTTGCGTATGATCTTGATTAAAGTTAAAATAGATGGCGGCCCAATTAACAAATGCTGTGCTTTGGTGTCCCATAATATTCATGCCCTGCATAATACTTTCAAAGTTACTGTTTACTCTGTACAAATTATTGGACAATTGATCATACCCGTCAACGCTAAAGTTTACGGTATCGTACTCGTTACTAATTTTAGCAAATTCTTTCCACCAACGTTCTGTTTTATAACTGCCGTTGGTTATTGTGTACACATGGCACTTAGGCTTAATGGTCTTTATGTATTCAACAATTTTTAAATAATCTTTGCAGTATATAGGATCACCAACATCTCCACACATAGTAAAACGTTGCACAAACTCACTAATAAAGTCAGGTGTAAAAGTACGTCTAAATTCTTCTAAACTAATTTCTTTGTTTAGCCAAGGAGTGTCTGGCATCTCTGTTCTCGGACATCTAGGACATCTTAAACTACATTTACTACTTGGCTCAACATGCCAATGATAAAATTGCCATCCGTATTTGTTAATCATATAATGTAACTTCTTTCAAATAAGGTTTTTCTATCATCAGGCTTACCATACTTGCTACTTTGCAAGGATGCATTTTTTCTATATCTAAATGTCCTATTAATGGAGTATCAACAGGCCCTGGGTTAATCAATCCTAATCTGCATGTGCTGGATTGTTTTGCTAGTTTACGAAACACTTGTGCAAGATCTTTCTTATGATCTCTATAAGGCCAGATTTCTTCGTTTTTGTTATGTTCTATTCTCGGATAATCTATTACATAACTACCAATACTTATAATAATTTTAGGCTGGTTTTTCCATTCAAAAAATAATTTTTCTAACAATTTACTTTGATAATTCTCTAAGTAAGCGTTGTTTATAACTATGTCGTAATCTTTTTCAACTAGTTCTTTTACAAGACTTTCTGTATTTGTAATATCCCAGCCTGTTTTTCTGCTATATCCAACACCGGAAAATAGGTTAATGCAAGCAGATCCAATGCCGCTTGTGTGACCTGTAATTGCTATGTTCATACTAGTTCCACATCAGTGTCATAACTGGTAAAGCCGTTCTCTTTGATAACTTTAAGGACATTGTTGACCCTGCCTATAAGTTCATCTTTGTGGCTTACCAGCCAGACACTCTTGTTACGCTCACGGCTCATACGTTTTAGTACGCCCATGGCATTTTCAACACCTGCACTGTCCATGCCGCTATCAACTAGTTCGTCGATGAACAGTAAGTTGATTGGTTGATACAAACTTTCCCAAACATCACGGAATGCCCAACTTAGCGAAAGTATAAGTCTGTTGCGTTCGCCTCGGCTCAGGTTATCAAAGTCCAAGTCTCTGCCCAACTCTTGTATTTCTACACTAAGATCATTTTGGAACACCACTGTGTGCGGCAAGCCAACTGCACCTAAGTACTGCTCCAAACGTGTGTTCAAGTATGCAAGGTTCTGATCAATAATACGTTTTCTTATAAAACTATCTTTATTAGTTAGCAGTTTTAGCAAGAATTCTTGGTGATTCTGTACGCGAGTAAGTTCGTTAACAGCATCCCAATTTATTTCTTGTACTGCAGTTTGTTCCATTTCTACAATTTGTTCTGCGTAAGGGTCACTTTCATCTTGCTTATTTTGTAACTGTGATTCCAGTGTGGATAAGGATGATCTGTGATTGTGTGCGTCAGTGGCATCATCATAGAAAGTTCTTGGTTGCGCAGGAACATCTCTCTGTTGAGTTTTGAGTTCTGTAATTCCTGCTTGTAAGTCTCCAAGGAAACTACTTGCTTCGTCATACTGCTTCTCCGCTTTTTCAATTTGTTTCTGGTGTGTTTCCAAGTGTGTAATACTTTGCTTACAACTACCGCAAACACCTTCACGCAAACTGTTTAGTGCTTTTAGTGTGCGCTCAACATCTTTTTCTGCACGGCTTTCCTGAGCCTGCAAACTGGCAATGTCCTTTTGTAGTTGAGTTTGTTCCGTGTCAAGGACACGCCAGTCAGCAAGTTCTGTGTGTGCTCTCAGTTCAGCGTCAATATCCACATGACTCAAATCTTCAATTGCAGTTTTTAGTCGTGTAATATCTTCATTGAGTTTGTTTTGCCAAAGTGTTTGGCGTCGCTTGAGAGCATCTACTTGTTCTGTAATTTTACCGTTTGCATCTTCTACTGCTTTGATGCGCATTTCTTCTGCTTGGATGCTTGTTTTGGTATTACGAATAAGTTCCTTAAGATTCTCTGCTTTTTCACTGAGAATAGTAATACCCAATAGTTGTTCAATGATAGCACGTTGATCATTTTGGCGCATACTCAAAAACGGTTCACTGTAGGTGTTAAGTGCAAGCACATGTTTGAACATGTCATGACTCATACCTAACAAGTTCTCAATAGCACGTTGTGTTTCTCTGCTATCGCCCTGTGCATTGTCATCTGTTTCTTGTTCGTTGTTGTTGATGTAAAACTTTAATACGTTAGGTTTGCGTCCACGTTCAATACGATACTGTAATCCTTCTTTTTCAAATTCAACTGTAACCAACATGTTTTTACTGTTGGTTTTGTTAATCAAGTTGTCTTTGCGAATGTTTGTAAGTGCATTGCCATACAGCGCATAACTTAGTGCATTAATAATAGTTGTCTTGCCAGTACCATTACGACTGCCTGCATCACCGCCACCAGTGTCCAAGTTTTCACCTAGCACCAGTGTAAGGTCATTGCGGTTAAAGTCAATTGCTTGTGTGGTGTTGCCCACACTCATAAAGTTTTTTACTGTAAGTGTATCTAATTTAAACATTCTATTATTATACAGCCTTAAGCATAGTTTCGCAAATCTTTATATTCAGGAAAGTAATCTTCAAACGTTTGATTTCTATAACGGTCTTTATCATCGTTGAGCCTGAAAAACTCAGTCAGTAGATTCGTGTTGTCAGTAGTTGTCATAAACTCTAGTGCTTGGTGCCAGCCTTTTATTAAACTTTTGCTGTCATAAAAATCTTCGAGATACTCAATGTGTGATAGTATTACCGCTTTTGCATGTTGCTTGTACTTGTTTGGCAGGACAGCAATACTTTGTTCTTCGGGTGCTACTAACGGTTGAAAATTAATTTTGTTGCAATCTAATCCTAAATCCAGCCAACGTTTTTGAAGATCGGGTAAGTTGAAAATATTATATAAACTCAACACACTGCTAATGGAAAAGTTTATATTTGTAAAATCTTTGATAGCATGATAGTTTTGCTCAAGTACTTCGTAGTCTACACCATTCCTTACATAATTACTCTGGGTACCAATAAGATCAATGCTTGCGGCTAAGTTAATGTTGCTAAACTGTTTCCAGTATTCTAAAACATCAAACTTTTTAAAACTTAGCAAACTAAAGTTAGTGTTATAATCAATGTGTATGTCTGTTCTGTTGTGCTTTATGAGTAAATTTAAAATACTGTAATGTTCTTCATTTATTAAAGGCTCGCCGCCTGCAAAGTACACACTGTTAATAGTGCTTATGTTATCTTCTATATACTGTAGTTGTTTGTGTACTAGGTCTTTGTCTAATACCTCGTCTTTGTATTTTGTATTTCTGTATAACTTTATTTCTTCTTGCGCAATACGATTGCTAAACTTGCCACTGCACATCCTGCATTTTAGATTGCATTTATTGCTCAATCTTATATCTAAATGTCTTAGTATAAAGTTTTTTTGATCACTATACTGTGCAAACTTTTTGTTTACAGTTTGTCTATTACTTTTTATCCCTACATCTTCTTTGTACCAGCATGTACTACAAGCATCTGGACGTTGTCCTGCTAACATTTGTTGTTGTATTTTTATAGTGCTAATATCATCTAGATCAGATTCATTAATATTTCCCAAAGGATAGTTTTCATTTCCAACACAACAAGGCATTACAAGTCCTTGGGGATTAACATATTTGTGTATCCATGGTAAGACACAGACTGTGTCTCCTTGATATACTTGCTTGTCGTACTTGCCTTTTACAATAGTATATTGTATAGGATAGGGTTCATTGCTGTAGAGTTTGTGTAAAATCGTAAGTTCTTGCTCGATGTTTACATTTGTTGTAACGATGTGTACAAAGAAGTAAGGAAAGTCTAATCGCTGTAAATCTTTGTGTAATTGTGTTAATAGTTTGCCACAAGCAGTGTCGTTGTTATAACTGTCAGAATAATATTCAATAGTGACAGTTTGTTGCATAGGATCACTGTAATATGCACTAATGTCTTCGCCTATTTGAATAGTAGGCATTATAAATTCCTGTAGATGTCCAGCATTAGTTTACTGTCATATTGTTGACTGTCAATCTGTTCGAGCTGGCTAAACACAATACTATCAACACTTTCAAAGTTAATCTCGCCTTGCACAGTCATGTCCATGTCTTCGACTTTTAGTGGGATCAGACTCATCTCACGCAGACTATACTCATCCATAAAAGTTTCTTTGATAAAGTTTGCTTCTTCATATGAAATGTCAACATCCAAGTTTACACGGGCATATGTTTTAGGACCTAAATACTTTTCTGGCCCTTCTAGCAGTTGACTTATTTTCAACGTGCGATACCGGGGTTGCTCGGGCCAAGCAATGTATTCTCTAGTTCCATCCCAATCCAGCAACATCATTCCTCTGTCATCATCTCCAGCGTCGCTGTAGTTGTGCGGAAATGCATTGCCTGTGTAAACAACATTGTCCTTTTCCTGTCGTTTGTGGAAATGTCCTGTAAACACAGTGCCACAGCGTCCAAAGTCACCAGCGTTTAGTTCACCGTGATCTGGCATCTGCACCATAGCGTTCATATAAAAGTGTGGAAGTTCAAAGTGACCAATCACATAGTCAGCAGTAATTTTCTGCATTTGCTTGTGTTCATCACCTACAAGCCATGGAATAAATGCTACACCGTCTACAGTTGTGATATCATTGTAGAACTGTATGTTTTCAAACTTTTTAATAAACGCAATACTGTTGTAGTCACGTTTGTCGCGATAGTATTCGTCATGATTTCCTGGAATAAAATGAATTGTATCAAACGTTTCATTTAATAATTCCAGTGCTTGTATGCTGTAGTTTAGTGTAGCAACATTAATACTGGCACGTTGATGATGCCAGTCGCCCATGAAGATACAGGTTTCTGCACCCTGCCGCTTTGCCTCTGCACAAAACCATGTAACAAAGTCTAAGCAGTCGCGATTAAACGTTTGGCTGTTGCTTTTGTTGCCAAAGTGAATATCCGTGAATACGGCGGCCCGTTTGAACAAACTCATGTATTAAGTATAGTGCCTTTGTGTAGTAGTGTCAAATAAAATAATCTTTTTGTGTGCCTTCTCGGTAGAGGTCTAGTGTAATGCAATGCAATCCGCCATCCCAGAAGAATCTATGGCGCCACGGCACATACACTGGTTCTACTTTATGTTTCTTTAAGAATGTGTTTACTTGTTCATTGTTTGGATTACTCACACAACAATGATGCTCATCTATCATTAGTACATTTACATCAAACACTGTTTCTTCTACATATCCAACCCAATCTTGTAACCAAGTCTCTACAAAGTTTGTGAATTCGTCATTATCCTCTTCACCTGCAAGCCACCATTTGCCTTTGTTTTTTCTTTTTAATTTGTTAAACTCACTTACTTTATCCCAACTTTGGTCTGGCAAATAGCATATATCCCATCCAGGAAATGTTTCACTATATGTTTGTACATCGTATAAACTTAATATTGCACCTGGTTTAATTGGATGAAAATTAGCATCACTATGACCGTCCATGTTGACTAACTGTATATCAAACTCTTCGAAACCAGTAATGTCTGAAAGTTCTAGTTTTATAGGTGCCTCAGGATCTATACCTATAAACAATTTTGTCCCTATCATAAAACATTGCGCACTAGACATCCAAGAATGTTTGCTAAATTTTAATAATTCTTCCCATACAAAATCTTTAAAAAACTCTTTGTTTTTTCTATTTTCTAAAAAAACTTCATAACTAGGCCAATCACTACCAGAAAGAAAATCATAATCACTTTTGTCGTCTAGTACAGGCAAAGTGTAATTAGGTATATCTAATCCTCCGTATTCTCGTAGCCGATCGCCAATTGCAGGATGATCCATTCCACCGTAACATTTGTTTCCTAATACTAATTGATAATCTCTAGGTTGCAAAGGACCTCGAGGATATCTTTGCGGATCGTCTAAAAATCTTTCATTTGGATCCATGCTGGGCTGTATAACGTCAACACCAAAATCTTGCAATATATTTTTATAGCCCTCAAGATCTTCTAATGTTTCTTCACAAATGCGTTTCAAAGGAGTTGCAACTTTATTAGGTAATCCATTAAAAAATTCCGGTGCATAGTTATTGCCTAGCATACAAACTTTTAGAGGATCCCATTTATTCCATATGTTATACTTCATTAGTGCCTTTTTGCATTGCAATTTCGTTTTCAGTTTGCCTTGTATAACTTGGGTTGAGTCCAGCATTTTCTAAGATATCGTCTCGTATTGCTTGATTCTTTTTTTCCAAGTTAAGCACTCTTGTGAAACTATTTGTAATAGCGGCAGTGTAATAAGCAAATGGATTCTCACTTTTGCTTTCATCAAACTGCAAACCAATCTGTGTGAGCTGTAACAGTGCTTGACTACGCATTTCATCATTATAAGTGTATCCACGCCAGTTTGAACGTGTACCATAGCGTTCACACAGTTTCATATACATTCTTGCTAGTTTGTTTGTAGAATTACCGTGTGTTTTACTAAAGTTTCCGTTCTCAAGTCCGCCTTCCCAATGGCTTTTTCCAACACAAATTGGATCATCATTATCATCTAATCTAAAATGTTGGAATGGTGGAAAGTTGCATTGTACATGATGATCTGCTACAGTTTTAGGATTCTTTTTACGTCCTGGATGCAGAGGAATGTGATCGTGTGTCATAATACGAAAAACAATGTCTTTTTTGCTAATTTTACGCCAGTCTACTGCAAAGTCTGCTTGTTTAACTTTTTGTCCTTCTGCACGAGCCTGCTCGTATGCTTGTTTTTGCAAGCGATCAGCCTGATTGCGTTTTGCTTGTGCAATAGTACGAATGTTAATTTTGTCTACATTTGGCAAGATAATATCGTAAACATCGTCTCCTTCATTCAAGTAACTACTGTAACTGTTTTTAGATAAATGTATTTCTTTCAACAAATCGCGATTGTTGAGATAGTTTTTCCTTTTGATCATTGTAATGAGATTCCTTTTATATGCGTATATTATACAACCTATAAATATACTTAGCAATAACTTTTTTAGGATATTTTTAAAATGGCATTTGATTTAGGTAGTAAAATCTCTCGCAAAGCAACACAAGCAGTACAAGGCGCTGTGGGTAACGCACTACCAGGTAATGATCCTCTAAGCAAAATCGGACGTAATGTACTCAGTGCCAGTGGTAACAGACTGATACAAGCAGGACTACAGTTTGCAGGAGAGAACATTCCCGGGTTTGATAATATTGCCACTACAGTATTTAGAGACAATGATATCCGTGTTAGACTAGCACTAAGTCCTGGCGCAAGTGCTATTCTCTACAAAGATCCTAACAATAAACTATTATCACCGTTAGAAGACACTGGTGGAATACTGTTTCCTTACACACCTACTATAAGCGTAAGCCACAGTGCCCAGTACACAGGCGTACATCCTGCGCACAGTAACTATATGCAACACAGTTACAATGCCAGTAGTGTTGATGTAATCAGTATTGATGCCAGTTTTACTGCAAACACTGCAGACGAAGCACGTTATTGTTTTGCAGTTATACATTTTTTACGCAGTGCTTACAAAATGTTTTTTGGTGCAGACGGACTAAGAGGAACACCTCCTCCAGTACTAAGAATGAGTGGATATGGTCCATTCAACTACAATAGTATTCCATGTGTGCTTACAAACTTTACAGAAATTATGCCATCTGATCGAGATTATATTGAAGTCCCACTAGCAAGTTCACCAGATGCGGCAACCAAAACCATGGTGCCTACTTTTTTTAATATAACATTAAGTTTAACTCCGATATACACTAAAAATCAAATTGGAAACTTTAGTTTGGAAAGTTTTGCCAGAGGAGATCTAATAGGAAGTCCTAGCAAAGGCGGAGGATTTCTATAATGGCAGCTCAATATCGCAGTGATAGCCCATATGCAAATACACAGACCTATAGTTATTACTTAGACATACTTACACCAAGACGTATTCCAGCACGTCGTGACGATGTTCTACATACTTTAACATTAGTTCATCAATACAGACCTGATCTGCTTGCTTTTGATTTATATGGTAATAGTAATCTTTGGTGGGTGTTTCAAGCACGAAACCCAAATGCCTTTCAAGATCCAGTATGGGACTTCCGTGCAGGCGTAAAGTTCTACATTCCCAAAAAGGACGTAATCGAAACAGCATTAGGAATCTAACATGGCTGTAAATAGACAAAATCCATTTCAGAAACAATATGTAGACAGTTTTCAAGGTAAGAATATTGATGGAGACGAACTACAGTCTCTAGATACCAACAGTTACTTTGATATTATTAGTCAGTATAATATTGATGACCAGGGAAACCTTACTAGTAAAGTATCCAGTGGAACATATGTTCCAAACAATCCAGCACCGGAAGATCCAAGCAGATTTGATCCACCACCGCCAGATCCCATTCGTGTGATCACAAGTACACCTATAGACAATGACATTGACAGTGTTGTGAACCCTGGAGATATTGATATAGATGTAAGTGAAAGTGGAAGACTGCAACGTATTACAATAAGTCCTGGCAGAAGTGATGAAGGTTTTTTGTATAGAGAAGATCAAGGCACCTCAGGACAAGCAGTTAATAAAGATGCCCCTGAAGAAATATATGGCATGGATGACGAGTATGACGAGGATCTCCCGACCAATGATTTAGATACAGAAGATGGCTCAGAGACAGGAGCCGCAAAAGGACTTAACAGCGACAAAAAAAGCACTACTAAGGTTGCAGATAGTAAAGATGCTGCTGGTATTACTGAAGGGCCGTTTATGGAAGACCTTAGTAAAATAGAAATCAATCCTAGGGCTAACGAACTAAACATTTTTAGTAGTTACAGTTATAACATTGCACTGTATATGATGAACAGTGACAGTTATGTAGATATTACCAGTAGTCCTAGTACACCTCAGGATGCACTGTCTCCACCTAATAGTTTTTTGCTAATGCGCAGTGGAGGTGTTGGACTAGACAACGAAAACACAGACTTTTTTAACGACTTTTTTATTGATGATTTAGAAGTAAGCAATGTTGCTGTTGGTCCTAGTAAGTTTAAACAAAATACAAATGCAACAGATATAAAATTTACAATTACAGAGCCACGCGGCGTTACACTATTAGAAAAATTACAACGCCTGGCAGGACAAGTATTGGCTAACACTGGTGAAAAATATATTCACGCTCCTTATCTATTAGAAATAAGTTTTCGTGGATATGATGAAACAGGTCGTGCAATACCTGGACCAAGCATACCAAAATACATTCCTATTAGAATAACAGATATGAAATTTGAAGTCACTGCTTCCGGTACACAGTATCAAGTTAGTGCTATTCCTTATGCAAATCATGCAATGGGATCGATTATGGCTACAATCCCATTCAATGTTGAGCTAAAAGCACAAACTGTTGGGGATATTTTTAGTTCTGGTATTGTTATAAATCGCACCGTTGAAGAACGTATCACAGATGTAGAAGACGGCGATGTATACGAAACTATAGTAAAAAGAGATGTAAAAGTAAAATCAAAAAATCTAGGTGAATTACTCACAGACAATCAGCGACGTCGTACTCAAGAAACTACTGCACTAAAAGAAAAAGATTTAGAAGTCACTAGCACTGTGATTCCGCCTGCAGCAGAATACTATGATACCTATGAATTTTTACTTGCGGCAGAAATCGCCAGCGCGAAACTTAACATTGATGGTTTATATGATGCATTGAATACTCCTGCACCAACAGAGGGTAGCAAAGAAAATTCTGCTCCAGGTGACAAAGCACAGTTTGACGCTTTTGTACAGAGTCTAACAGGAGGAATAACACTTGACAAAGCAACCAGTACATTTAAAATTAATGCTGGTACAGACATAACAAAACTGTTAAACTTGGTTATACTACATAGTGATTACATGGACAGAAATATTGTAGACAATCCACAACGGTATGCACAGGACGGTGATCCTATTAAATGGTTCAAGATCAGACCTTTCATTAAAAGCAGTAAAGGCGGCGGCTGCGGATATGACAAAAAAGATGGACGCTACAAATACTTTATAACTTTTGCAGTTGAAAAAAATAATGTGTACTACAATGATTTTCCTTGGGCTAAAAAAAGCAAACCTGTTGGTCTAGGTGTTCACAAAAAATATAATTATATATACAGTGGATTAAATACTGAGGTACTAGACTTTCAATTAAAGTTTAATACAGCATTTATACAAGTTATGACATCTGGCACAGGCAATCCATACGGTGACAAAGACGCTGATGCAATTACTCCAGTAGTTCAAGAAGTTCCAAGCAGTGTAGAAGGCAACACTATTAACGGAGCAAATACACTTACTCGCAGTAGAGCAAAAGATCTGTTTAGCAGTGTTATGAGTGATGGTGTAGATATGATTGATCTTAATCTACAGATAGTAGGAGATCCGGCATATATTCCTACGAGTGATGCATACTGGCAAGATAAAATACGCAACGGAATGAGCTACACAGAAGCATTTATGCCTGACGGTACTATTAACTATAATCTTAGCAGTCCATTTATACAGATGAATCTACGCACGCCAGTGGACTATGATGAGACTACAGGATTGGCTAATCCGGCAAGATTTGGCAACAGCAGTTTCAGTGGAGTATATCAATTGACCAGCATTGATAGTACATTTAGTGGCGGTGTATTTCAGCAACGTTTAGAAGGTTTTAGAACACAATTGCAACCAACCAAAGGTGGACTTGCAAGAACAACTGCTGCTGGAGCCTCTAAAGAAAGAAGCACAGCAACTACAGCCGCTAGTGAAGATACTACTCTTACTAACAACCCAATACATGATTTTGATACTAAAGATTTTGCTAAGACTGGTAGTAAGGCAAGAGTAGTAACACCTATACAGACTGGTGGTTACTACGGCGAATTCGGTGGACTAGACAATCAGGATCCTCCTTATACTAGTCCATTGGTTAATAATGAACGCACAGCGCAAATAGCACAACAACCAGATCAAACAGTGACCTATGTTGAGGATGATCCAACAGACACAAGTGCTACAGATGCTTGGTTAGCAAGTAGAGGATTTAACTAAATGTCAGTTGATGTTTCAAAACAAGGAACCAAAGGCGGTGACGGCAAATTCAATACCGGTAGTATACAAGGTGTTCGCGAAGAACGCGGCATTGTTGTTGGTATTGTAAAAGCAAATGTTCATGGAGCACACATGGGTGTGCTACAAATATTTGTACCCACGTTTAGTACCAATCCAAATGACAAAAGTCAGTGGCGAACTGTGCGTTACTGTACTCCGTTTTTCAGCAGAGTAGACAATCAAGGCGTTGGTGACACATACTTTGGTACAAAAGTTACCAGTGGTATTGTAACACCTCCTCCCGATTTGGGCACAAAAGTACTGGCATTTTTTCCAGAAGGACGTAATGCCGAAGGCTATTACTTTGCATGTGTGCCAGACACATTTATGTTGCAAACTGTACCTGAAGCAAGTACTAGTAATGGACAAGCAAGTGGTGAATTTAACGATAATCCGCAAGGCACACACTCTAGTAAAAAAATAACAAATTGGAAAAAACAAACAAGACCTGTGGACTACTTTACACAGGATCAACTGGTAAGAAGTGGACTAAGTGCAGATACAGTGCGAGGACTTAGCACAAGTTCTTATATGCGAGAATCGCCCAGTGAACTTATAGGCATTAGCAGCAAAGGGCGTCGTGTAACCACAGATGGACAAGATTTTACGCTTACATATAATAGCGAAATAAAGGATCCTAATACAACCAATAAGACTATCCTAGATGGATTGCTTGGTCCAACAGGTAGACGCAAAGGACATAGTATCACACTGGATGACGGTGACATAGACGGAAACAGTAATCAAATACGTTTGCGTACCAGCACAGGTCATCAAATACTAATGAACGACACAACTGGTGTTATGTATGTTGGTAATGCTGACGGTACTAGTTGGATTGAACTTAACAACAATGGTACAATGGATGTTTACGCTCAGGATAGTATAAACTTCAGAAGTAAAAATATACAGTTTCATGCAGATGAAAATATTAAATTCCACAGTAAAGGTTATACACAATTAGTAAGTGAAACCAATATGCATGTTGAAGGCAAGCAACAACTTGTAATGACAAGTAAAGGCGAAGCGGGTATAACTGGTGAAAAAGGCTTGCATTTAAAATCTAACAGTGAATTATTTGCAACCAGTAGTGGTGCAAGTTATATAAACAGTGGCGGCATAATGAGTTTAAATGGTAGTTTGATTCTATTGCAAGGTCCTAAGACACAAGCAAAAACTGCTAAAAACGTTAATGAATTACAAAAAGAAGATACTACTTTCATTGAGGATATAGGCGAGTATATTTTAGATGAAGAGCAAATGGTTACAACCACTGCAGACAGAATTATAACACATGAACCATTTCCCTATCATGGAGTAAAAAATACAACCAGTGCGTACACAGGTGGACTAGTAGGCGGAGGCGGCGGTGCTGGTGGTGCCTTTAGTATTGTAGGTGCTATCGCAGGTGGTGCAATTCCAACGGGGTTAGATGGTGGACTAGCTGCCGCAGTAAGTAATGCTGTACAAGCGGCCACCAGTACTGGAGCAGGAAGTTTTCTAAGTGGTATAGATGGTGGATTAGTTAGTGCAGTTGTTAACCAAGTAGGCAGCAATCCAGTGCTACGAACTGCAGTAACTACAGCACTAGCAAGCACAGGTGTTGGCGCCCCTATAGCCGCAGCACTACAAGGTAGTGGAGGTGCCGGTGCACTTCTTGGAGCCATTGGTGGAAATGCTATACCTGGAAGTTTAGCAAGTAATGTGTTAAGTCAAGTCGCAGGCGGCGGCGCTGGAAACTTTTTAGGACAACTAGCCGGCGGCAATCCAGGATTTAGTGCCCTAACAGATAGCCTAAGTGGAGGACAATTGGGCGGATTAGTGGATAATTTCACTAGTGCAATAGGTGGTACAGATTTTGCAAGTATTACTAGTCAGTTTGGCGATATTACAAGTAACCTTCCAATTGGTGATATACAAAATCAACTTTCGGGTGCAGCAAGTAAATTTGCTGGTGCAGACTTTGGAAAACTTATTACAGATAGTACAGGAAAAATTACAGGACTTACAGATGCATTATCAGAAAATTTACCTGATGTTGCTGCAGGATTTAATCAAGTGATTCCACAATTACAGGATAGTTTGCCTGAATTGTTAAACACTCCTGCACTAAAAGAATTTCCTATTACTGATATGGTACAGCAAGTGAACAATGGTTTTAGTGTTGGTGCACTGGATAGTTTTGACATACAAGGACTTAATGCGGCAGTTGTTAAACAGGTAGGCAGTGGAAACAATCCAGCATTCGTTGATAGTGTAACAAAAAGTGTTGGTAAGTTTGGCTTTAATGTTGATCAACTTAAATCACAAGGCTTTGTGCGTCCAGAAGCAATTTTTAATGATCAACTAGCAGATGCCAGTGTGTGGACAGGCAAAGAAGGTGTTAGTAGTTTAAACAAATTTTTAGGAAACAGTGGTATACAAGAACAAATACAACAGGGTGTAGTTGCCGGCGACTATCAAAAAATGTTTAATGAAGGTGCAATCAAACTAGGTGATAGTAAAAAAGAAATAATGGGCATGCTTACTGCAAGTAATATTAGTTCTCCGGAGATTGCTTCTAAAGTAAGGCAAGGATTTGCACAAGTTGAAGGAACACTAAAGAATACTACAAATATACCGGATAGTGAAGACGTTGCAACTAAAGTAAAAGATGCAATACAAACAGGTGCGGCAGCAAGTCAACGTGTTGATCAAATTAGAGGTGCTAGTGTCGAACAAGTAACTAATAATACTCCTCAACAAGCAACCACTCCAACTAGAACACGAGTACAGGATGAAAGCCGTGCAGGTGAACGCAGGGCTAGAGAAGAAACAATTGCAAGATTGACTAAACAACTTGCAGATGGTGAAGCGGCAGGTACACTAAGCGATTTTAATAAAGCAAGAATTAAAGCAAACATTGTAGCAAACCGTGCCGCTTTGGATAAACTTAACAAGGGTTAAATACTAGTATGGCAGTAGCAACATATAAAGGATTCAGTACAATAAACAATAACTTTGGTAGTTCAAAGTTAACTGATACTGAACTTATAAAAAGAGATTTACTTAACCATTTTGCTATTCGTAAAGGCGAAAAACTTATGAATGGTAACTTTGGCACAAGTCTCCGTGATTTAATTATGGATCCTCTTACACAAGAAACCAAAGATTTAGTTATTCAAGAAGTAAATGACGTACTTGCTGCAGATCCTAGGATTCGTGCCGAAAGTGTGGTACTTGATGAGTACGAAAACGGACTACAGATAGAAATGGTAGTGCGTTATGTACTGGATGATCAAACAGAAAATCTGGTTGTGCGTTTTGATAGGCCCGATCGAGAAGCACAATAATATACATACATTATAAAGCGAATAAATACTGCAGTAATTAATGTAGGAAACTATTATAATGGCTGCAAGCACAAGACAATCAAATTTATTCGCTGCTGAAGATTGGAAGAAAGTATACGAAACCTTCCGGGAAGCAGACTTTCAAAGTTACGATTATGAAACTATTCGTAAAAGTATGGTGGATTATATCCGCACATACTATCCAGAAGACTTCAACGACTTTATTGAAAGCAGTGAATATGTTGCACTGATTGATATGATTGCATTTTTAGGGCAGTCATTAAGTTTTCGCGCGGATCTAAATGCCAGAGAAAACTTCCTAGAAACAGCAGAACGCAGAGACAGTATTCTACGTTTAGCTCGTATGCTAAACTATTTCCCCAAGCGTCAACAGATTGCTCGTGGATTAATTAAAATTGACAGTGTACAAACTACAGAATCAATTGTAGACAGTAATGGAAACAGTCTGCGGGATCAAGAGATTACTTGGGGAGATCCTACTAACACAGACTTCTTAGAACAGTTTACCACAATACTAAATGCTGCAATGGTCAGTACACAACAGTTTGGCAATCCTGCAAGAAACGCCACAATAGGTGGTATTGCAATTGATGAATATCAAATTAAACTCACGCCTGGCACAGTGCCTGTATACGATTTCAAAAGCGATGTAGGTGCACAAAGTCTGAATTTTGAACTAGTAAAAGGTACATACAGTGGAACTGATTTCTTGTATGAAGTAGCACCTCGACCTACTAGTACAACAAATATAATTTATCGCAATGACAACAGAGGCTTTAACAGTGTAAACAATGGATTTTTCTTTTATTTCAAACAGGGCAGTCTACAGAGTGCAGACTTTAGTATCGATGAAAAACTACCTAATCGTGTTGTAGAAGTGGATGTAAACAACATTGACAACAATGATGTTTGGCTATATCAAATTGACGATCAAGGTAGGGAAACTACACAATGGGAGAAAGTTCCAAGTATAAGTGGCAATAACGTCATCTATAACAGTCTTAGTGTAAACAACAAAAATCTATTTACAGTGCGCAGTCGTGCAAATGACCAAATTAGTTTAGTGTTTGGTGATGACGTATTCAGCAATATTCCTAGCGGAAATTTTCGTGTATACTTTCGCACAGGCGTAGGCACAACTTATAAGATTTCACCAGATGATATGAATAATATTCAGTTGGTTATTCCTTATGTAAGTCATGCAAATCAGATTGAAAATCTCACAGTTAATTTGAGTTTGCAAAGCACAGTGGCAAACGCAAGTGCTAGAGAAAGTCTGCGTGATGTTAAAACCAAAGCACAGCAACAGTACTATACACAGGATCGTATGATTACTGGTGAAGACTATCAAATACTACCCTACACCAAATTTAGCACAGTGATTAAAAGTAAGGCAGTGAATAGAACTGCCAGTGGTATTAGTCGCTACTTGGATGTGCGTGATACAACAGGCAAATACAGTAGTACAAATATTGTTGCAGAAGATGGCATTTTTTACCGTACAGAAGACTTACAACAGTTTCAATTTACATTTATTACAGACAGTGATATTAGCAATGTAATTGCACAACAGGTAGAAAAAAATATTCTCAAAAAGGACAGTCTCCACTTTTATTTGAAAAACTACGGCGGCATTGATGTAACAAATCTAAATGCAAGTTGGAACAACACCACTGACAGTGGCGGAACTTGTACTGGTTATTTTAAAAATGATGTAGACAGTCCATTAAAAATTGGAGAATTTAGTAGCAGTAATCTAAAGTATGCAAAGGTCGGCGCACTAGTAAAATTTACTGCACCTAGTGGTAAAGTTTTTGACGTTAATAATAATTTAATTACTGGAACAAGCGGCACAATTAATACCAGAGATTACATTTGGGCAAGTATTAGTGCAGTGGTAACAGATGGTACTAATCAAGGTGTAGGAAATTTAGATACTGGCGTAGGCCCAGTAACACTAAGTGAAGTTATTCCTAGTGAAGCAGTGTTAGATCAAATTATTGCACCATGGATTACCAGTTTGACCAGTGCAGTGCGCAATAGTATTATTGATGCTATTGGAGATTATAAAACATTTGGATTGCGCTATGACAGAGATACACAAGCATGGGCAATAATATCTGCACTAGATCTGAATCAAGCAGATACATTTAGTTTACAATATGCAGGCAACACAAGTAATGTTAATTTGGATAACAGTTGGTTCTTTAAATTTACAAATGATGGCTCAACATACACTGTAAACTATCGAAGTACCAGTTACATTTTTGAAAGTAAACTAGAAACACGTTTTTACTTCGACAAAGACTTGAATATATTTGATCCTCGCACAGGTAAAACAATCAAAGATCAAATTAATATTTTAAAAGTAAATGCCTTGCCCGACAGTGTGAACAGTCTTGCAGTTGACTACAGTATGCAAGTAGATGATATAATCACAGAAACGGATGGGTTTATTCTTACCAATAGAATAAAAGTAACATTCCCAGATGTGGATAGTGACGGTGTTGTTGATGATCCAACAGTTTTTGATGTTGTGGTTGCACCAGATACCAATGCCGCAAGCAAAGTTGTGTTCTATCAAACAAGCACAAGCAGTGGCGGATATTTAACCTACACCGCTGTTGATAGTGTAGACATTGAACAGCGTTACACAACACAAGCGGCAATAAATGAAGTGCTTGCACAGTTCAGCAGTGGACAAGTATTTTATGCAAGTTCAGATGACAAGTTTTACATCCTAAGTATAAGCGGTGCTAATGTAAAAAGTATAGCACAAACCACTGACTATGTCAAGCGTATAGGACGCAGTGATCTACTATTCAAGTATAGTCATAATGCTCCTAACAATAGGCGTATTGATCCAAGTCCAAGCAATATTGTTGACTTATTCTTATTAACAAGAGCCTATGACGCAGACTATAGAAACTATGTTACTGATATTACAGGTGCAGTTGCTAAGCCTGCAAAGCCTACTACAAATGAACTTAGAGATTTGTTTGGAAGTTTAGAACAGTATAAAAGTGTAAGTGATACTATTATTTTTAACAGTGTTTCTTATAGACCACTGTTTGGCGACAAAGCAGATGAAGAATTACAAGCAGTGTTTAAAGTAGTAAAAAATAACAGTACATTGGTTAGCGACAGCGAAATAAAAGAGCGTGTTGTAAATGCAATCAATCAATATTTTAGTATTGAAAACTGGGATTTTGGTGATGTATTTTATTTTAGTGAACTCAGTGCTTATCTATACAGCATACTAAGTCCAGATGTATTAAGCATCATTATTGTTCCTAAATTGCAAACAAGTAACTTTGGTAGTCTTTTCCAAATACAAAGTCAACGAGATGAAATATTAATCAGTGCGGCAACTGTGAATGATGTAGAGGTTATTGATGTAATTACAGCAAACAGTTTACAAGCCTCAGGCAATGTAGTGAATACAACTGGTGTAAGTCTTAGCAATGAAAGTGTAAGCGCAAACGGCACTAGCACTTCAGTAACTACAGCAACAAATGCAGGCTCTTCGACTACTACAACAAGTAGCAGTAGTAGTAGCAGTTCAGGTTCAAGTGGATCTAGTAGCGGCGGAGGATATAGTTACTAATGGCACTTCGTAAAAGCACACAATTACTACCTAGCGTTTTTCAAACAAATAAAAACACTAAGTTCTTAAACGCAACTATAGATCAATTAATTAGTGAACCTAATTTACAGCGTGTGAACAGTTACATAGGACGCAAGTTTGCACCAAACTATACAGTTGGTGATGGTTATGTAAATGAAAGCACTGCTGATAGACAAAACTATCAACTTGAGCCTGCACTAGTTTATAAAAATCCTAGTAATATTGTTGAAAACCTTGTGGGTTATCAAGATTTTATAAATTATCTAAGATATAAAAATACTAATGTAAACACACATAGCGATCTATTCACACAGGACTACTACAACTACAGTGGTTTTGTTGACCTAGACAAACTAGTTAACTATGGCGAATATTTTTGGTTGCCCGCTGGCCCAGACAGTGTACAGGTTTTTAACAGTACTGTTGACACAGAGCGAGATTACACAGTATATCGCAGTTCGACATCAAGCAGTTATAGTTTTATTAGTGCAACAGGTGATCCAAATCCTACAATTACACTTGCCAGAGGCGGTGAGTATACATTCCAAGTAAATCAATTGGGTCACCCGTTCTGGATACAAACTGAACCTGGCACCAGTGGAATAACCAGTTACAGTAGTTCAACTAGTACCAGAGAAGTGTTGGGTGTTATTAACAATGGTGATGATGTAGGCACAGTGACTTTTGTTGTGCCTACAGCAGATGCACAAAATGATCAGATCAATGCAATTCAGGCTGCAAACCCAGACTTTGCAACAGATTTAACTTACAAGCAAATACATAATGTGCCTTATAGTGCATTCATTGCTGAACATGGCGGTATTGACAAACAGACAATTATTGCTGGCAAAAGTTTAGTGTTTGTTAACACAACCACTGACGAAACTGCTTGGGATCAAGGCGCATTGTTTGATGCATACGGGTTTGATGATCCTGATAATCCGTTTGATGAAACTACTACACTAGATATCAATGTGCGCTATGATGTATATGATATTGCAGTTAACACTATTTCAGGTGTTGACACTATTCAACTTACTCGCAGTGCTGACTGGCCCACTCTACAAAAAGTAAAAATTAAACAAGGCGATACTTACGGCAATAGAGAGTTTTTCAAAAATGCATCAGGCGTACCTGAACTTATTGCTCCTTATACAGCAGGTGCAGATACACTTTACTATCAGGATGGCACAGATGCAAATCGTTTTGGTAAAATTAAATTAATAGAACAAGACACAGTAGGTGCTATTGACGTTGATGAAGAAATTATAGGCAAACAGCAATACACTAGTGAAAATGGCGTAACATTTACAAATGGATTAAAAGTAGAATTCAACAGTGATGTTACACCTACTACATATGCTGACAGAGAATATTATGTTGAAGGTGTAGGGCAACCCCAAGGTATTCAGTTGACTCCTGTGGATGAAATGCTTACGCCTGAAACCTATACAACAAGCACCAGTGATGGGTTTGATACAGTAGCATATGATGCAGGTGGATGGGATGGTACACTCAACGCTCCTGTGGATCAAGACTATATTGTTATTAATAGAGGTTCACCAGATCGCAATGCCTGGAGTCGAGGTAATCGTTGGTTCCATAGAGAAGTAATCGAAGCAACAGCAATATACAACGATTTTATAGCAACAGTAGATGACACCGCAAGAGCAAAACGTCCTATCATAGAGTTTTATACAGGTCTTGAACTTTATAACATGGGTACCACTAGTATTGCTCCTGTTACAGTGGTTGATACAACCCAGACAGATGCATTAAGCAATGTGAATGGCACAACAGGATATTTTGCAGATGGTATTGATTTACAGCAAGGAAACACTGTAATATTCTCTGCAGACACAGATGCAGATGTTAGCAACAAGGTATACCGTGTTGATTACATTAATCAAGACAGTGACGCTACTACAGGAGAAATAATTAACCTAGTAGAAATTACAACTGTGGTAGATGGCAACAGTGTGTTAAGTACACTAGGCGCAAATAATCAAGGTAAACAGTTTTACTTAGATGGTACAACATGGAAATCTGCACAGCAAAAAACTAAGATTAATCAAGATCCTTTATTCAATGTTTTCGATCCAGAACATGTTAGTTTTGATAACCAAACAAAATATCCGAGCAGTAACTTTACAGGCAGTAAACTTTTTAGTTACAAGCGTAATAATAATTCTAGTCCAGACAGTTTTCTAGGATTTGGATTAACATACCAAAACTTTAGCACACTAGGTGATATTGTATTCGAAAATAATTTTGATAACGATAAGTTTCAATATACGAAAAGCACAGGAAATACAAACGTAATACTGCGCAGTGGACATACACATCAGTTTAATCAAAGTGGTGTGCGCAGTCTATACAATGGGTGGACAAAAGTATTAGAGCAAAGTTTTCAATATCAAATTCAAAGTTACACAGTAAGCACAGAACTATACAGTTTTGAGATAGGTGCGCCTGTTGATACTAGCAAAACTATTCAACCATTACAGGTTTATGTAAACAGCAAATTTAAAAAGCCTAGCACATACACACACCTTATACAAGGAACCAGAGAGTATGTAGTGTTCACTGATAAACTTGCAACAGATGATGTTGTTACTATTAAGTTTTTCAGCCTTACTAAATCTCCAACAAGTTTTTATGAGGTGCCGCGCAACCTAGAAAATAATGCTGGTAATGATGTATTTGAAACACTAACACTTGGTCAGATACGCAATCATACTGTTACAATAAGCGAACATATTAAAACACTATCTGGCGAAGCACCTGGTAAGAGCAATCTCAGAGACTTAAATTATCGTGCATATCCAGGCAACATTATGCAACACAGTGCCGGACTTAAACTTCCTATGCATGTTATTGCTGATGACACAGTCAATGCATATAAAAGTTTAGAGTTTGCAAAAAACGAATATACTAAGTTTAAAAACAAGTTTATAGATAATATTGATAAGTTAGAGCTCGATCTTACTGATCCAGCAAAGTGTGTAGATGACATTATTACATTTATGGCAGGTAAAAAAACCAGCACTTTCCCATTTTACTACAGTGACATGTTGCCATGGGGCACACAAAAAAGCGAAGTTACATATACAATTGATGATGTGACAGAAACAGAATTTGAGTTTGCTACACAGTTTGATTTAACTGGTATCAGTAGTAGAGGTGTGTTGGTTTATCATAACAACACACTGTTAAAAGAAAGTGTTGACTATACTTTTGACACAACAGAAGCAAAAATAATATTGACCAGCAATAACCTAGGTATTAGTTTAATTGGGATTGCTGTAGATGACACTATAAAAATTGTAGAATACACAGACACTAATGGTAGTTTCGTACCACCAACTCCAAGTAAACTAGGATTATGGCCCAAGTATGAACCGCAAAAATATACAGATTCAACGTATGTAACCAGTAAAACTGTGGTGCAAGGACACGATGGCAGTATATGGATAGGCTGGGATGACATTAGAGATGACATTGTGCTCGAGTTTGAAAAACGTGTATACAATAATATCAAAACACAATACCGTAAAGAACTTTTTGATTTTAGTACTGTTATACCTGGTTATTTCCGCAGTACATTGGCTGATTTGCAAGAATCAAACAATATTGTACGCAGTCAATTTGGCGAATGGGCACTGAAAAACAAAGTGCGTGTACAACCAAACAATACTGTAATAGCAAACAATGGTTTCACTTGGAACTATAGCAATGGTGTGAATATACTAAACAAACAGCGTGTACCAGGCGGCTGGCGTGAAATGTATCGTTGGTTTTATGATACAGACACTCCGCATACCACACCTTGGGAAATGCTAGGATTGAGTTTAAAGCCAACTTGGTGGGATAATAGATATGGCGTAGCACCTTATACCAGCGGTAACACAGTGCTATGGGAAGATCTTCGTGATGGAAAACTTTATAGTGATGCAACCGGCACAAATTATACTGTTCAAACAAATAGATTACGCCCACTTCTAATGAGTATTATTCCTGTGGACGAACAGGGCAATCTTAGAGCACCTAATGAGTTTTTGATAGATGGGTCAGTAGAAACCAATATATCAAATAGTTGGAGTTTTTCAGATGGTGGTCCGGCAGAAACTGCATGGCGGCGTAGCAGTGAATATCCATTTGTAGCACAGATACTTGCACTTAGTCTTCAGCCTGCGAGATATGGTGCACTTATGTTTGACACAAACCTATTTGAATATAACTCACAGTATGATCAGATACTGCAGCGTAACAAAAGTTACAGACCGGGTATCACTGACTTTAATATGCATGGACAAACCAGTAACGATGGCATTGTTAGAGTAGAAGGTTATAACCAGTTTATTAGTGAATATTTAAGATTTACAAGATATAGCGTAGACGAACAAATTAATAAAATAAACAATTTAGAACTTAATCTTTGTTATGCGATGGCAGGCTTTACAGCCAAACAATATATCAAAGTAATTGCAGAAAGTGTGACACCTGGTAGTCAAACAGAAAATATATTTGTGCCAGATGAAAACATTGATGTATACATGAAGAAAAGCCTTCCTATAGAACGTGTTGTATACAGTGGTGTGCAGATTATTCGCAGAGAAAATGGATGGGAAATGCAAGGTTATGATATTGCTAATCCATTCTTTAAGATTATACCCAGTGAGCCAAGTAGTCAACCTCGGAAGGTAACTGTTGGTGAGAACACATACTTTGAATATAACGAATATGAAAACAGGATTATTAATATCCCATATGGTACTGTAATTACAAATAGGCAAGGTGTATTTGATTTCTTGGTTAGTTATCAACGCTATCTACTCAGCAGAGGATTTCAGTTTAATAAAACAGATGAAAAAGGCACCGCACTAGACTTTGTTCATTCCGGTCGTGAGTTTGCATTTTGGACAGACCAAGGATGGCCCGTTGACAGTGTGCTAGTAATTAGCCCATTCGCAAGCAGTCTATCACTTACTCGTGAAAACACTACTGTTGATAATCTAGTAAATCTTGGTAACATCAAAGATGCAAACGGCTCAAAAGTAAACCCTAAGTTCTTTGACGTGAGTAGAATAGACAATACAGTAGAAATAACTGTAGATCCAGAAGCAACTCAAATATATGCTGCTCAGTTAGATCCAATCCAGTATGAACATGTGCTAGTTTTTGATAACACAACAATATTTAATGACATTATCTACCAACCAGCACTAGGCAATAGACACAGTAGACTAAAACTAATTGCTGCAAAGAGTGGTGACTGGAATGGTACAATGCATGCTCCAGGGTTCTTTATAAATGAGGATAAGATTAATCTCTGGCAAAATTACACAGACTATAAAAAAGGTGATTTTGTAAGTTTCCAAAATAAAACATATGTTGCCAAATATCAAATTGATGGCAGTAAATTGTTTGATTACAACGATTGGACATTGGCTGACAACATAACCACAGGCATGGTTAAAAACCTTACTAACAAAGCAGATCAGTTTAATAACTTCTTTGAAATAGATAATCTTAATCTCGAAGATGGAGTAGACAAACTAGGTAAAGGTATTATTGGTTTCAACAACAAAGACTACTTGGAAGGCCTAGGTCTAGATGATATCAGTCAAGTAAAGTTCTATCAAGGCTTGATCAAACAAAAAGGCACAGGCAGTGCTATCAATAAACTTATTGATGCCGAACTTACAAATTTAGATCAAGAAATTGATTACTATGAAGAGTGGGCATTTCGTGTTGGTGAGTATGGCAGCATTGACAGTAATCAAGTTATAGAAGCAATTATTCCTGAAAAAGAGGCTACAAATAATCCATTCGTTGTTCATTTTCATTCAGATGGAGATTTACCCAGTGAGTCAATAGTAGGACACTATCATATCCAGGAAAAAGATCTATATAAAACTCCAAACAACTATACAGGTGATGTATTTGCAAGTCGCGATACAAACACTGTAACTCTAAATGATTTAGATAGCGCAGGCTATGCACGTCTAGATGATGTTGACTTTACTGTGTTTAATGGTGATGAGCTAGAAGCACTCAGTAGTCGTATAAGTGAATTAGGCAAAGGCAAAAAGATTTGGATTGCTACAGATGACACAAATGCCTGGGGCATGCGTCGTATTGATGAAACACTAAGCACAGTAACTAGTGTTGAAAGCACAGGAAATGGATACTTAATTTACACAACTGATCGCAACCATGGACTTGTAAAAGATGATTATGTCATTGTCCGTGCTGCTCAACCTATTGGTAAAGTTGCTAAAATTTATGAAGTTTCAAGTCCAAACAAGTTTACTATTCAAGATGCAACTACAGAAGCAGATATACAGAATGTGCGCATTCCTATGTACAAACTTAGCAGTGTGCGTTTTAGCCAACCAAGTGATATGGCAACGTTTACACCTGTCAGTGGATGGGATAACAAAGAACTAGTTTGGGTTGACAGGAATACTTCAGGTACTTGGAGTGTACTACAGAATGCTCGTCCATGGACTACAACTGGAATTAAAACTGCGGCGGCAATAACTGCTAATGACAAGCATGGTACTAGCGTTACAATAAATGCGGCAGGTACACTTGCAGTTGTTGGCGCCCCAGAACAGAGTGCAGGTATAATTACTCCTTATGTTAGAGTAGAAGGCGGCACACTAGCAGAAAGCACAACAGTTAGTGTGCAAACAATAGGTGATAGTGTAGATAGTTTTGGTGCAAGTGTTACAGCAGGTGTTGATTATGTAGCAGTAGGTGCACCAGACACACAGAGTAGCACTGGTGCAGTGTTTGTTTATTATATTGATAGTACAGGCACATTTAACAGACGCCCTGCTCTACGTCCAGCAGATTTATCTAGCGGTGATAAGTTTGGATTTGATGTTTGTGCAAGTGGAAATGGTAGACATTTATTTGTAAGTGCACCTGGTGGTGACACAGTATATGTTTACACTCTTGTGGACATTGCAACAACAAGTGAACGCAGTTACACAATAACAACAGATGGCAGTGCAACATTTACTCTAAACTTTACTCCAATTGGTATACAAGCACTTAATGTTACAGATGAAAACGGCAAAGTATATTTGCCAAACAAAGACTTTACACTTAGCGGTGCAGATATCACATTTACAAGCACCCCAGGTAGCGGTTTAGATATTGTTGTAAGACAGCAGGATTACTTTGCACAAGTAGGCACACTTGTAGGTCACGACACAATGACAGGTGATAACTTTGGTTATGACATTGATTGTACATATGATGGAAGATATGTTGTAGTAGGTGCACCCGACAGTGCTATTGCAAATAGTGATAGTACAGTGCTTGCAGGTGCAGGTGAAGCATATGTGTTTGCACAAGTTGTTGAACGTTTTGTAGCAGACGGCACACTTAAAGAGTTTACTACTAATGCAACACTGCAGACAAAGATCTTTGTTGAAATAGATGGCGTACTACAAACTGAAACAGATAATGATGATGTTCCTACTGACAATGAAGGTAGTAGTGATGGTTTCTACACAAGAACAGCAAACACTGTAACATTTAAGTTTACACCTACAGCAGGTTCTAGTATTGTTGTATACACAGGCAGTTTTGCAGAAAAACAACGCTTAGATCAAAACATTACTGGACAAGCACCTGGACAAGGCGAATCATTTGGTAAGAGTGTTAGTATTGATACACAGGGCACAATTGTTGCTATTGGATCTCCCGGTGAGGATGAAACAAATCCAAACACGGGTAGTGTGTTTATATTCCAGGACAGCGGTAAAAACTATGCAACTGTAACAACAAATGCAACACATACTCAAACATTAGGTGATATATTCTATGTTGATGACTACCGTGTTACAGTAAGTGAAACAGGAACTAACCCTACAGGCATTGCTAGTGATATTAATTTAGCAGATATCCCAGGTGTAAGTGCAAGTGTCAATAGTGCAGGACAGATTGTAATTACAACTACAAACAGTTTGGATAAAAACAAACTTACAGTCAATCCTGGTACTGGTCAAATATTTGTAAGAGATAGTGTAATTGCTCCGTTTGTGTTCACACAAAAAATTAATCATCCACAGAGTTACGAAAATGAAAACTTTGGTGAAGTTGTACAATTTGACAAGCATTATGGAATAGGCTCTGATGCTTATCCAGGCACACGCAACCTAGTAGTTGCAAGTGATCGTGCAAGCACACTGTTAGCAGTAGGGTTTGATGTTGAAGATAACAGTAACAGTGAACAGTACCTGGAAGCAACTACAACATTTGATAGTAATGGCACAACATTTACTGATAGAATAACAGCAAGTGGTGCTGCATATGTGTACGAACTGTTTGATGCTTACCAGGAAACAATAGCAAATCCAAAGAAAATGGTATTTGGACAGCAACTTAAGAGTACAAATATTAGCGAGTTAGATCAATTCGGTCACAGTGTTGCATTTAGCGACAACAGAATTATTGTAGGTGCACCACAGGATGATACAACACGAGGCTCAACTGCACTAAGCAACAGTGGTAGCGTTTATGAATTTAATAACGATCGTACTAGCAGCTGGAACGTACTACGCAGTGAAGGCGATAGAGTTGATGTAACACAAATTAATAGAGTTGCACTTTACAATAAACGTGATGGTCAGGTAAAAGTTTTCCTAGATTATATTGATACTACTAAAGGAAAGATTGCTGGAAGTGCAAAACAAGAACTAAGTTATGTCAGTAAACAAGATCCTGCGCTGTATGATAATAACATATGGACCTACACTTACAAAAACAGACTTTGGTGGGATACCAGCACTGTACACTACTTACTAAGTGAACAAGGCAACAGCGACTTCCGTACAACCTATTGGAATACACCTTTTCCGGGTAGCACCATTGACATATATGAATGGATCGAAAGCACAGTCCCTCCTGTTAATTACACAGGCGAAGGAACACCACGCAGTGTAGAAGATTTTACGACTGCAAATGTATACGATAGTAAATCTGACAGCACACAACTTCGCTATTATTTCTGGGTAAGTGGACGCACAGATGTTCCAGTAGAAGCAGATTTTAGAACACTTAGTGCTGATAGTGTAAGAGCAATTATTGAAGATCCAAAAGCGCAAGGTATTCCTTATGTTGGATTTTTAAGCAGTGACGAAATAGCACTGTACAATTGTAAGCAATATTTTTCAGACAACGATACAGTGCTAAGTGTTAACTATGATGTAGTTAAAAATGATGGTGTGCTACACAGTGAATTTGAACTATATGGCAGAGGTAATGTTGATCAGGATATTCCTGCAAGAATGTATCGTAAACTTGTAGACAGTTTGGCTGGAACAGATAGTGTTGGTAACCTAGTGCCAGATCCGTTCCTTAGTGAAGTGGAAAAGTACGGTGTACTAACCCAGCCTCGTCAAGGGTTATTTGTAAGCCGTGCTGCTGCTCTTAAAGTGTTAGTGCAATACTGTAACAGTATATTTACAACTGCACCTTTTGCTAGAAATAGTAACCTAGCAAAACTTTTAAGCAGTGAAAATATACCAACTGTGAATAGCGGAGAATACAATAAAAGTGTTGACACAATTGATGAACGTGATTTCCTTAACACTGCTATTCTTGCAACAGGTTACAAAGTCCTAGTGCTTGAAGATGAAAATAACAATAACTACTGGACTATCTATACACTACAAGCCAATAAAAGTTGGTTATTGACAGACATACAGAGTTACAATACAGCAGACTATTGGAGTTATCAGACTTATTATGCTACAGGTTATGATAGTACCACTGTTCCAAAATATCAAGTGACACTTGAAGCAGATCTTCTTACACTTACAGACGCAGTGGAAGGCGAAATTGCTAAGGTTACTAGTAACGATGAAGGCAACTTTAGTATGTTTGCACTAGACAGTGATGGTAACTGGGATGAAGTAATTATTGAGCGCGGTACTTTAAAATTCAATGATAGTTTATACAGTTTTAGTACACTTAATAGCAGTAATCAAGCAACTGGTTTTGACAACGACGGCTTTGATTTTGCTCCTTATGACAAAGTGCCTGCAGACGAAATTCGTCAAATTATGGACGCACTCAAAGAAAACTTATTTGTTGGTGACTATGAAGTTAATATGAATGAATTGTTCTTCCGCTTGATGGAATATGCACTAAATGAAAATGACTTCACACAAGATTGGCTGTTTAAAACCAGTTTCATTACAGTAGCACATAAAATAAGAAGTTTGGATCAGTACAATACATTCAAGTATGACAACACAACATTCATTGAAGATTTCATTGAAGAAGTTAAACCATACAAGACCAAGATACGCGAGTATGTAAGCAAATACGATAAATTAGATTTATACGACAGTGATACCACTGACTTTGACATACATGCTTTTTACGACGAATCACTGCAATTATTCCGTAAACCTAGTGGTGACTACACAGGCGATGAAATTACTCGCACACAAGGATTGAATAAACCTTGGAGTGAAAATTATGGATATCGTGTAGATAGTTTAGAAATTGTGTCAGCCGGCACTGGCTATCTTGATGATCCTACCATTACAATTAGTGCACCGCAACTTTCAGATGGTGTGCAGGCAACTGCAACTGCTAAAACAAATGGCGATTCTATTGTTAGTATTACAGTAACAAACAAAGGTAGTGGGTATACGCAAAACCCTACAGTAACAATAACAGGCAGTGGCAGTGGACTAGTTTTAAGTCCGCGCATAAGCAACAGTACTACTAGAAGTTTTGACACTACTATTAAATTTGACAGAATAAGTTATTCAAGTGCAATTAAAGATTGGACAGCAAATACATCCTATACAGCAGGTGATATTGTTGCATATAAGAATACTACTACACAGAGTCAGGAAGTTTACGATGTGGTTGTATCGTTTACTAGTGGAGCAACCTTCAGTGTTGAAAACGACAGTGGCGTAACTGTGCTAACAGTTAAAGCAGATGCAGATTTAAGCACCACAGCAGATAGAATTGCAGCTTACTATTATCCAACAGATGGCATGATAGGCGATGATCTAGAACTATTACAAAAAGGCACAGGTTATTTGAGCAACAAAGTTCAAGGTGCAGGCTTTGAGCAAAGTCCAGGCTTTGATAGTGGCAACTTTGATACTGTTGCATTTGATGCCCTTGAAGTAGACTCAGATGGAATAGAACTACTAGGTAGTCTAATAGATACAACAATAAGCAGTTTGTTTACAGATTTAGAACTAGGAACTCGCCCAGAAGACATTAACATTGATGGTGCAGGATTTGTCGATACTTACAACAGTCATGCTCCTGAAGAACTTATTCCAGGCAGAGTATATGATACTTTGGACATGGAAGTGTATACTCATGCAAGTCATGATTATGAAAAAGATGGTAATGCGCCTGAAATAAAGTATACTAGTTTCACTGATACTACAGCAAGTATAGTAGATTTCCAATATGGAGATCCTACAAAGAGTAGTGATGACTTTGAATACTTGATTGTGTATAAAAATGCAGAACGTGTATACAACTTTACAGTGGACTATGAAAGCAAGGAAGTTGTACTAAGTTCACCACTAACAGCAACAGATATCCTGCACATCTATGCTTACGGTGTTACAGGTGAAAAACTTGTAGGTGAATACACATATGAAGGCGACGGCAGTACAGTATCATTTGTACTAAGCAATGTGCCTACACTTACGCAACAAAGTTTGGTATTTGTAGACGGTGTTGAAACTGCAACTACAGTTGGACAACAGGACAACAGAACACTTATTACTTTTGCAACAGCACCTGACAATGGCGCACATATTCATGTGTTCACATTTAATCAAGCAACTAGTAGAGATGCGCCAAGCAGAATAGCACTGCAGACAACTACAATGACTGCAGGCACATTTACATATAGTTTAGATAACACTGTAAATTATGCACAACCATTTAGTGGCAACACTGTAGTTGAGATAGACAATGTGAGACTGCGTCCTGCAAACAGCAAGTATCACACAGGTGATGGATCAACTACACAGTTTGCTATTAGTGATACAGCAGGCGAAACAACAATAGGAAACGTTAGTGATATTGGTGTTGCAGTAATACAACAGAGTACAAACACAACACTAAATGCAGTTCGCAATATTGACTACACAGTATCAAGCGGTGACGCATTTATAACAATGACTACTGCACCTGCAGATGGTGACACAGTTATTGTATACAACAGTGCAGATGCTGAATACACTATAAGCGGTGATGGTACTGAGATTACTATTGATACAGGATACAGTTTCACAAGTTCAAGTGTAATGCGTGTCAACACATTTGCTAACCATGATCCACTACGCATACAAACAAAAGTACATGTTGGACAGGGCACTGGATCAACTACAATTATTGATGAATTTGATGAAGTAGGATTCGATAGTGCAGGATTTGACAGAAGTACAGTAAGTGGTACAGTTGGTACCTATAGTGTTGACAGAGCAGTAGCAAATGTTAACAACTTCTGGGTAACAGTTGATGGTGCAAGATTGCATCCAGGAGATTATATTACTAACGGTAGTGAAATTATAATGAGCACTGCAGTTCAGGCAACAATTAGTGGAACAAGTGTTGTAGTTATTACACATATTAGTGAAAATCAAATACAGCCAAGCACTGGCTTTAGAATATTCCAGGATATGAATGGCAATATTGAATATTTGAGAATGTGCAAGGATGCTACAACAGAAGTGAAGGAAGCAATTGACCTTACAGATGAAAAGATCTATGTTACGGATGTAAGTGTACTTCCGTTTGTAACTCCTGACAGCGAATTTCCTGGTGTTGTGTTTATTGGTAGTGAACGTATTACATATCGTGAAGTAAGTCTAGAGGACAACTACATTAGTGGACTACGCAGAGGTACAGCAGGAACACAAATTTACACAAGAATTGCACCGGGTTTCCTAGTAGTAGATGGTAGCAGAGATCAATACTTGCCTGCTACAGATACACACACTAAGACATGGTATGATTTGGGCAGTGGTACAGCGGCAGATGGACTTGGCTTACAGCAATCAAGTACAGTGAATGCTAACTTTCTTAAGGATTGTGAAGCACAGGTACCTAACTATAGATTAGAACTAAATGAAAAACTTTATATGGCGGAAGGCTATGTAGAAGATGACTATGTAGAAGAGCTCTTATAACAGTGGATAAATACTGCACAACGAGGATTAAAGAATGGCTATAACACTAAGAGGCAACAAAAGCCAAGCACTAACACATGATGAACTGGACGGTAACTTTACCGATCTAGATGGACGCACCACTACTATTGAAGGTGCTTACATTAAAAGCGTCAATAGTGTTACTCCTAATAGCAGTAATGAACTTACAATTGATACAAGCAATTTAACAGAAGATCCCAGTGCAACAACTACTAGTGGCACAATGTATTTTACCAATGCCCGTTCAAGAGCAAGCATTAGTGTTACAGACAGTGGCGGTGATGGTAGTCTAAGTTATAGCAGTAGTACAGGTGTCATTACATATACTGGTCCAAGTGCAGCAGAAGTTCGCGCACACTTTACAGGCGGCACTGGTATTACTCTTAGCAGTGGTGACATAAGTTTAGATTTTACAGAATTTGATACAAGTAATGTAGTTGAAGATCCCAGTGCTACTGGTTCAACAGGTACACAATATTTTACTGATGCTAGAGCTGATGCTCGTATTGCTGCGGCAAGTATTGATGATTTAAGTGATGTTGAACTTGGTGTAAGTCAAACAGATGGACATGGACTTGTATGGAATGCAGGTGCAGGACGTATTGAACTTGCAGAACTACCAGGTGCAGCAGGCGGTGAAGCAAACAGCGGCCAAAACGTGGGCGGCTTCAACGAAATCTTCCAGGGCAAAGCAGGTGTTACATTTAACTTCAGAACTATTGACCATGGCGATAATATTACAATTACACAGAACACAGACGATATCCAGATTAGCCTAGTGAGTGCACCAGAGTTCGGCAACTTAAAGTTTAACAGCGAAGCAAATACTATTGAGAATATAAGCACAAACGCTGACATTATTCTAAAGCCTAACGGTACAGGCACGGTAAAGATAGATGGCGATTTATTGCCTAATACTGATAGCACATATGATTTAGGTGCTAGTGGAACTGAATGGGCAGAACTACATGCTGACAGTATATACGGTACAATAGCAACAGCAAGTCAGACAAACATTACTGCAGTTGGTACACTGGGTACTCTTGCTGTCACAGGACAAGCGGACATAGATGATATACGCATCTCAGGAAATAAAATTGAAAGTGATGTAAGTAATGCAGATCTTACACTGGATGCAAACGGAACTGGTACTATTAATGTAAGCAGTAATCGTATTACAAATGTTTCAGATCCTAGCGGTGCACAGGATGCCGCTACCAAAGCATATGCAGACACTATGTTACCACTAGCAGGTGGAACAATGAGTGGTAATATTGCAATGGGTACAAACAGTATTACTGGAATGGCTGATCCAAGTAGTGCGCAGGACGCAGCAACTAAAAATTATGTTGACAGCGCACTCAGCAGTGGAACAACAATCTTCACACTACAGGCAGACAGTGGTTCCAACGACACAGTACAAACAGGCGATACTATTGACTTTGAAGGCACAGCAAATGAAATTGAAACAGTTGTAACCAGTAACAAAGTTACTTTTGGATTACCAGATGATGTTACAGTTACAAACAACCTAACCATTGGCGGCAACTTTACTGTAAATGGTACAACCACAACAGTTGACACAACAAACTTAAACGTTACAGACAGTTTGATTAGACTTGCAGTGGGCAATGAATCAAGTGATGCACTTGACATTGGTTTTGTTGGACACTACTATGATGGTGCTAACACATCACATGCTGGTTTGTTCCGTGATGCCAGTGACGGCAAATTCAAAATGTTCAGTGCATATGATGCTGAACCAACTGCTAACACAATCAATACAGCAGATCCACTGTTCAGACTTGCAACACTACAGTTAGAAGCACTTGAAATAGGTGCAACAGATGATCCAAGTTTACACATTCGTGGTTCAAGCATCAGCACAGTAAACACAAACCAAAATCTTACCCTGGACACAGCAGGTAGTGGTGTTATTGAACTTAACAGTATTACAAATGTTACAGGTGATGTAACACTCAAAGCACAAAGCGATCTACGCTTTGCTGATTCAGACAGCAGTAATCACGTTGGTTTCCAAGCACCTGCTACAATAGCAAGTAATTTAATTTGGACACTGCCAGATGCAGATGCTAGTGTAAGTGGTTACGCATTG